GCATCATTAGCACCATCCAACTCTTCTCTTTTTTCTTGTTCAAAGTCAATCGACATTGATTTCTCCTTTCTCGTATAGATTTATTTTTATAGGATAGTAAGTTCTTTCTTGTCTGTCCCATTTTAACAAATTAAATTTGCCGTTTGTAATATCAGAAACAATAGAACATGCTACCCCAATAATTGCAGGATCTCCAGTTAATAATAAATAATCTTTTGGTCTATAATTTTTTAAAAGTTTTCTTAATTTAAAAACTAATGGACCTGGAGAAAATATTATTTGTGAAAATTCTGGAAGTAAAAATTCAAACTTACCATATTTAGCTGCACCCATAATATTTATTTTTGGTGCGCCATGTTTTGATCCCGGTACTTCTTGAATAACATAAACAATGCTATCATAAGAATTTTTTAGATTTTCATATTTCGTGCTTTCTGACATTGACAAACAATATAGGATGTTCTATATAGATGTCAACTAGAAAGAATAAAAAAAATATGAATTATAAATTTAAGACAGAGCCCTATGCTCATCAATTAAAAGCGTTAGAGCTTTCTTGGGAAAAACCTTACTTTGCTTATTTTATGGAAATGGGTACAGGTAAATCAAAAGTATTAATAGATAACATTGCTATGTTATATGATGCTGGCAAGATCAATGGTGTTTTAATTGTGGCACCAAAAGGCGTATATAAAAATTGGTACGATAGTGAAATTCCTACACACATGCCAGATCATGTAGAATATGAAGATTGTTTGTGGCAATCAATGATTACTAAAAAACAACAAGCAGAATTAGATAAAGTTTTTGAACCAGGAGAAGATTTACATATTTTAATTATGAATGTAGAGGCTTTCTCTACTAAAAAAGGTGTAGAGTTTGCAGCTAAATTTTTAAGATGTCATAGAACTATGATGGCTATTGATGAGTCTACTACTATTAAAAACCCTGACGCTAAAAGAACTAAACACATATGTTCTCTTGGTGAGTATGCTGGATACAAAAGAATTCTTACAGGATCTCCTGTAACTAAATCACCTTTAGATTTATACAAACAATGTGAGTTTTTAAAAAAAGAATTATTAGGCCATACTTCTTATTATACTTTTAGAACTAGATACGCAAAAATGAAAACAGCTAACTTTGGTGGTAGGTCAGTACAGATTGTAACTGGTTATCAACATCTTGCAGAACTATCAGAAAAATTAAAACCATTTTCTTATCGTGTATTAAAAGATGATTGTTTAGATCTGCCAAAAAAAACATTTATGAAACGTATTGTGCAATTAACACCAGATCAAAAAAAAATATATTTGCAAATGAAACAATTAGCCTTAGCTCAAATGGATGGTAAGATAATGACAACTGCTACTGTGTTAACGCAATTGATGAGACTACAACAAATAACTTGTGGTCACTTTACTGCTGATGATGGTACTATAAAAGAAGTGGACTCTAATAGATTACCAGAA